AATTAATTTTAATAAGTCTTTTATATCTTCTAATTGAGAATAAAGAGTTTTTACCATCTCTTTAGTCGCATAAGTATTATTCTCTACGTTAGAAACGTCTGTAGAGTTAGTTACGTTAACGCTTAATTCTTTAGTATAGTTATTTAACGCAGTTACTAAATCGTCTAAACTAGTAGAAATCGGTAAAGTTATATCGGTATACTTTAAAGACTCTTTAACTAATCCGTTAACGGTTACTTCTAACATTACGTTATTATGATAATAACTAACATCGTCTAAGTTATAGTATCGAGTACCTCCGTTAACTATCTTTAGTTTATCTCCCTCTTGTGATAGTATAGCCATATTTTATAATTCTTTAAATCCGTCGTTATCTCTTCTATAATAGTTTATATCGTCTTCATCGTCTAGTATTAAACCGCTATTACCGTAACCGTCGTAAGCGATATTAGTACAACAAGAATCTGAATCTCTAAATAAAGGGTAGTCATTCTCGTTATCTCTTAAATAGCAAATAAGCTGGTCGATATAATACTCCGCTTTTTTCTTAGCCATATTCTTACGTATCTCTAAAGACCTAGAATCTATACTAGTAGCTTGGTCAGTACTTTTAGACTGAATACCGGTAGGGCTAATCTTAGAATGTAAGTAAGTATAGGACTCGTAAGCTATCCACCAAGCTAACCCGGGCTTAATACCTCTAAAAAGTCTATCGTTTCCGTTAAGTAAGGTAGTATTTAAAGCAGTTAAAGTATTATTAGCTACTTGACCTACTAGCTCCTCGTAAAGCTTTTCCCCTAAAGCAGTTCTAACGTATAAATCTTGACTAATAGTTATAGCAAAAGCTAAACTACTACTTTGTACGTTATTACTAATGTCTGTCCAATTCTTAACCTCCTGCTCCGTTATTATCTTCGTCTCCGCTAAACTCATATCTACACTATTTTACTCTTTACTAATTCTTGGATATTTACATTTATAGTATTAATCGACTTTTTAAGGTCGCTAATTTCCATATGTAATTGGTCGAATTGCATCTTACTTAAATCTTCTAATTTTTCGACTTGTACCGACGTTTTATTATCTACTAACTCTAATCTGTTTTCTAACTTAGATAGGTTTACTTGTAAGTCCTCTACCTTTCCTTCGTGCGCTCTTATACCGTTATGAATACTTTTAAAAAAGTAAGCTATAATAGCACCTCCTCCGGTTACTATATACTTAAACAAGCTATCTAAATCCAACATATATTTATTATATTTTTTGCTCTTCCTCTTTAGGAGTTAAAGCGTTTAAAACTTTCTTCTTTAAATTAATAATCTCTACTAACTGATTCTCGTCTAACGCTAATTCTTTTCTAGCGATTGCGAATACTACTTCGATGTTTTTTAAGTCTTGTTCTGTCATTTTTTATCGTTTAAATAGTTTATATGCTAGGGTAGCCAATATAGGATACGCCCATTGCTTTAATATACTAAAATTATATATTTCTAGTAGCTTCTTTAAGGTAAGATTAGTATTTCTTACGTAAGTAGTTACACTTTCCGAACCTCTTAAAGTTTCACTATTCTGCATAGCGAAATCGTGCCAAACGAATACCGGGTGAAACTCGTTAGACCAACGGGTATTAAAAAAGGTTAAACCGTCTGACTTTTCCTCGAAATCCCAGTTATAACTAGAGAAGGCTTTTAATATCATAAGCCTATACCTAGTAGGTACGTCGAATACCTTAAAACTAGCTTTAGTTACTTCTAATATTTCCTCTCTATCGTTATTCATTATACGTTTACTACTTCTAAGTTTTCTCTAGTTACTCCTAAGTACTCTACTAAAGCGTCTTTAACCGGTTCTACCCAAGTTCCGTTAATAAAGTCCATCTGCGCTAACTGCTCCGGAGTTAAAGAATAACCAGAAATAGCTCCTACTTTTTCCTTAGTTCCTACTTTTCTAAAGTAAATACTATCTGCGTTATCTTCGATAGCTTGTAAATCAGCTTTAGACGGTATATCAATAGATATAGTACCGTTAGAAGATAGGTTATTAACGTGAACGATAGCGTTTAAATACGCTCCGGTAACCGTTATACCGCTTGAAGTCTCTACTGCTTCGTTTATTTTAAAATAAGTTGCCATATCTATTTTTTATACACTTGTAATTGTTTCCCATGCCGCGCCAGTATAAACGCATAATTTACCTAAAGTAGTATCGTATACCATTAACCCCGAAGCCGGAGCTACTATAGCGTTTTTTTCTGTTGTTGTCATTCTAGGAGGTAAGAAACCACTTGTAGTAGAATCTACTGATAATTTAGCTGAACCCGATACTGTATTATTACCAAATACAAAGTTACCAGAAGTATTTATAAAACCATCTGCTGAGTTAGCTAATCTTATCGAACTTGTAGACTCGTTAAAGTTTACCTCAAAAGAGTTTGCGGTAGAGTTAGTTCTAACTGAAGTACCTACTCCTATTATATAAGCGTTTGTAGCAGTTGCCGCCATTCTTAAACCGATAGCCTGCGACCTAGTACCACTAGCGTTAGTTCCCCAGCCTATAGCAGTAGACCAAGTACCCGTAGCTTGTGCGTTATACCCTAAAGCGGTGCAACTACCTCCAGCATCTGATAAAGCTCCTATACTAACAGTATCTTGTGCTGCGCTTGTAGCAAGGTAACCAATACTAACAGCGTCTTGTGGTGATTGCGCTCCCCTCCCTACAGCTACACCTCTTTGCCCAGTTACGTCTGTATTATACCCGACAGCTACTGACCCCGAATAGCTAACATCTGTGTCTGTTGAGTTCATACCTATACAAACAGACAAAGCAGCGAGAGCATTAGCGTTTCTACCAATAGCAACAGAACCACCATCAACCCTACTAAAAGCACCTAAACCTAAAGCTACATCTCCTATATCTGTTATCTCTCCTAATAAAGTACCTGAACTGTTTTCAATATATAAAGCTGTTGAAGAGGAAGATGAACCTGCGCCTTTAATAGTTACTTGACCATTGTTAAACTTTAATCCAAATCCTGCTAAATCGTGAGTTCTATTAGCGTCTAAAGTTAAATCAGCGTTAGCCATATTATCCCCACCACCCGAAGCGGTTAAGTTAATTTGCTCTATTCCTCCGTCGTTAGTCTCGGTAATAGTTACCGAACCGTCTGAGCTAGTAAGTTTATCTAATAAGAATTGAGCTTGTGCGTCGTTTTCAGACACCTTAACCTTAAAAGTACTTTGAGAACCCTCTAAAAATATGCCTAAATCTAATGCCATTTACTCTACTATATTATTATCATTTAAGAAAGAGTCTCCTCCCTCTTCTAAAATATCTATTCCTAGTACTTTAGTCCTTATTTCGTTAATAGTCATTACCTGAGACATTAACTCCTCTGAACCTAAAATATCTATAGGTCTTAAAGGCTTAATTACGGTTTTAGCTTTAATACCGTTACGCTCTAATACTCTATCTAAAGATTCTTCTATAACCCTCTGAGAAGGTCTTATTACCGTATTTTGGTAGTACTCCATATTCGACCTAGTTAAAGCTTCGTCCGACTGTAAACCGGTAGCTACTTTAATTCCAGCTAAAACCATAGGAGTACGATGTGCCATTACTATTTCTTCCGATACCTTACCGTTAAGTAAAGTAAACATCTCGTGAGAATCGTTAACCGGTATAGATTCTACTAAGGTCTTCATATCCGGATTAGTAGACCAAGTTACTACGACTTTACCAGCGTTTTCACTTCCTACGAACTTCTGAGATATACCCTTTTCTACTTTTCTTCTTTTCTCGCTATCGCTTAAGTCCTCGAATAAGTGAATGTGCATCGAACCTACCATTCCGTTATCTAAGTTATTCTTATGAAACTCCGCTATCTGATTACTAATCTCGATATAGTTTAACGCTCCTAAATAACTAGGCTCTGCGTAAAACAATTTACCCGGAGAATAAGTCTTACCCTCTATTAATTCTCCTCTCTTCTTAACTAAAGCTCTATCCGATGAATACCAAGACGCAATAGGTTTAGGCTCATAGATAGCGTCCTCTGGTTTAAAAGAAGTTTTTTTAGTAGCGAAAGCCCAATCCGGAGTAAAGTAATACTTTTCTATTTCTCCGTTTTCGTTCATCTTACCGCTTCTAACGTAAGAGAAGTCTATATTACGTAAATAAGCTACGTTACCTCCTCTTTCGAATTTAGATTGCCAGTAAAAACCGTTAAAGTAAGCCATATCAGTAGAAGTCTTTCTTAAGAAGTCTCTATCTAATCCCTCTAAAAACTTTTCCGCAGCGCTTACCTGACCGTCTTCCCCTTCGAATATAAAACCCTCTCCGGCTATAAACTTCGATTTAGTCTCTAATAACGCTCTATGAATAGAACAGTTATCTGCTAAATCTATAAGGTAG